TATAGAACCGTTCCACCTTCGACGCGGACCCGCAATGGACGTAGGTCAGGCCGTTCTGGGTGTAGTCGAGCATGTTCCTGACGATGTCGGTCAGGTATTTGTTGATCGCCCGATAGCCGCCGATCTTGCGCGGCAGGGCGCGCTGGAACCGGCACCATTGACCGTCCACATAGGCGTCACCCTCGAAGCGCGTGCCGTCGCGCTTGATCCCGGGGAGCGATTTTATCTGGATGATGTTCTCGGGCATCAGACTACCGTGAACGTCCCGTTGCCAGTGAAGGTGTGAATCGTATAACTGCCCGACGTGGTGATCGTACCGCCCGTCGCGCGTTGCGGTCCGAGATAGCGGATGACGACGATGCCTATCCGGCCGTTCTGCTGAGTTAGCGTACCTGCGGTCGCGTGAGCGCCGCCGCCACCATAGGTCGACGGAGGGTCGCTGGTCGGGCCACCACGCGCATAGGTGACCGACGCACCGCTGATCGAACTGGCGACACCCGGACCGGGGCTCGGCCCTACCAGACCAACTCCGCCCGCACCGCCGCCACCGCCGCCTGACGAAAACCCGTCGCCTGCAGCGCCAGCATACCCCTGACCACCTGTCCCCGCGCCGCCAGCAGCGTTATACCCACCACCGCCGCCTGAGCCCCCGGGGCGACCTGCCGTGCTGGTTTGATTACCGCCCCCACCGCCCCCAATCGAGGTTGCGACTCCCGCGATGACTGAGTTCGATCCGTCCGAACCCGTCTGGTCAGCGCCAACCGCGCCACCTGCACCGCCCGCACCGACGGTGATAGCTGCCGACGCGCCTCTGCGGAACGAATAGTTGCCGGACAGCAGGCCGCCTGCACCGCCCGCACCTGACGTGGCGAACCCGGCTCCAGAATGCGAGCCACCACCACCTCCGCCTGCGACGACGAGATACTCAACGATCAGCGAGCCGCTCGTGGTGAACCCCGTGCCTCGCGCTGAGGCGGCTGCGAACGTTATCCCCGTCGGCATTACACGAACGACGTCTGCGAGGCGAAGACGGTGTAGGTCGGCGCCGCCGACACTTTAGTTACCTTGTAGGTGTAGTAGTCGACCCCGCTCGCGCTACCCGTGGTCGGTGCAATGCCCTGCCACTTGGCCGTCACGCCCACAGCCGTTCCGTCGACCTGGATCGCGCTGTTGTAGTACGGCGTCGCACCCTGTGTAACAGCGAAGGCCACCATGATGCTTTCACCGACGGCGAGCAGGCTGTCGAGGGTGTTGGAGCCGTCGCCTCGCAGGTTAACAGTCCAGTTCGCAGCGGCATCCGTCGTGTAGTACAGGTCAGACTGGGTGGTGATATCGTAGTTGATCGTGCCCGTCGCGGCCGTTGCCGAGATCGTGGTCTTCTCGATGGCGTTGACCAGCTTGACCCCGAAGTCCGTCGCAGAGCCGGTGAACGTGTTCTTGGCCGTGTAGGTGTTGTCGACAGCCGTCCCGGGGACGGCGAGTGATGCTCGCGCAGCCGCAGCCGTTGCGCCACCGGTGCCACCCTCGGTGACGGCCAGTGGTGTCGTCAACCCGGTCAGTTCGGTGATGTCGGCGTTGGAGCCTGACGCCGCAGCGGACATCGAGGCGCGGGCTGCACCAGCGTTCGCAGCCGTGAACACCCCGATCCCGACAGCCGTGCCACCGAGGTTGATCCGCGCACCGCTGGCGTTCACAGCACCCGTACCGCCGTCCGAGATGGCGATCGGCGTCGCGATGGACGCGGTGTCCGCCTTGATGACGTCCGCGCCGTTGCAGTAGTAGATGCCGCGCGATCCACGCGGGACGACGAGCGGTGACGCCTGGGTCGAGGTGGCGATGCTGACGGTGTATGAGCCCCCGGTCGTGTCGTTCGCGACCCAGTATTGTTGAGTGGTCGCGGGGACCTCCACCACCACGTCGTTCGTCAGGACACCGACGAAGTCGTAGGCGATGCGGTTAAGCTCTGCGCCCGCGAGGACGTAGGGGTCAGCGGCGCCTGTCAGGTCGATCGAGGTGTAGTCGAACGCGAAGACGGCCGACTGGCCGAAGCCGACGGTGTAGAAGTTCAGACCGTCCGTCGAGATAATGGCGCTGTCGTCGGGGCGCAGGACCAGTGACGAGACGCCGTTGATCAGGTCGCTGCCCGACGGGTCGACGGTGAAGTTACCCCCGCCGCTGTTGCGCACCGAGACGAACCAGTTCGCCCCAAGAGTCGCGGCTGCCGTGAGAGTGAGGGTGCCGCTGCCCGTATCGTCCCACACCAACGTCTTCGCCCTGTCGGATACGCCTGCGGTGTAGTCGGCGTTGAACAGGGTCACGGGAGCGGACTGGGACAGCAGGCCCGCCTGCGCCACGATACCGAACCCGGCGAGGGCCGAGGCTTGCGCCTGCGAGGTGACCGAGCCCGCCTGAAATGAATCCCATGCTCCGTCGGCGTCGCTGTTATCCGTGAGGTACAGCGTCCACGTCTCGCCGTCCGCGATGGTCAGCAGGTTCCCGCCGCCGTTGTCGAGCACGTTGATCGTGCTGGAACCGAGGTTCTTGAACGTGACCACCTGCCCCGGCGACGTCTCGTCGGCCGGAGGCATCGTGATGTCGTAGGCGCCGGTCGGGGTGACGTCGATGATCCGCGCGACGATGTTATCGCCGGTTGCCGCCTCCATCGACCACTGGAGGGTCGTGTTCGCGGTTAGCGCCAGTGCGAGGTACGACGGGTCGGACGGGTAGATCGTATTGCCGCCGAAGACCTGGGTGTATGAGGTCATAACCTACGCCTCTTTTCTGACCGCACTGCGGTCGAGGATTTTGGCGAGGTCTTCGCCGTTGAGCATTGACGCCGCGCGGTCGTACATCTGCTGCCAGACCGGGATGCGATCGTCGTTCTTCAGGAACGGCGTGGCTTCGAGCAGCACGGCGTACAGCAGGAGTTGCGGAGCCTCCTCGGTAAGCCAGTTGGTCTGGTTCTCCTCGTCCAGCAGAACCGGAAGCTGGTAGAACAGCACCTCGTACGGGTACGCGACGTCAGGCGTCGGGACGATGAGCCAGTGATTGTAGTCGTAGTCGGCGTAGTACGCAGGCGCTCCGGTCTGGGTCGAGTCTGGCCAGTAGGCGCGGCAATACTCGTAGGACCGGGTGAACAGCGAGTTGCGGGTGTTGTAGGGCGTCGTGCCGCTGCCTGCGTTGATCGACACCGTCTCGCGCCAGCGATCCGGCTTTGCGTAGACCGACTGACCGGCGACGAAATTTCCGGTCACGACGTTGATGAGACCCTGGACCTTGAGCTCGCGAGCGATGCGCCGCTCAGCGAGGTTGATCAGACGGGGTAGCTGCTCGTAGACGGTCGGATCGGTGGCAAACGTCGCGCCCCGTTCGAGGTAGCGTCGGACGTCGTCCTTAAGCGTCGTGAAGGTGGTGGTTGTGGCCATGCAGGGTCATCCGGTGGGATTGACGCCGCAGCCCTTCAGACGAGCCTCGATGCGTTATCTAGGAGTGTAGCACGAGTGTTGGTGGCGAGGCTAGAATGCTGAGACGGGGGTGGTGTCTCAGTTTGAAAATGGCGTCTGATATTGATCGGCGTTGATATCGCGGATCAATACGAGCCGGGGGCAGACGCGTTTAGAGGCGATGTGTTTTCGCCTAGAAGGCCGCGACGCACTCTTGGACCCGGCGGCCAAGGTTCGCCCTAAAGTCGCGCTCGCCACAGTCAATTAGCTCGTTTGCAACGCTGACTACGGCAGCACTTACAGCCACCTCGCGCGTCACCCGGTCATGGCGATAGAGCCACAGGGAGACACCGGCCCAATCCCACAGCGGACTGTCGGTTGTGACCCGCGCTTTGGGGGCGGGAAAGTCCTTGCCTCGGTCGCCCTTGAAGTAGTTGGTCATCGCGGCGCGGCTCATGTTCGACCGCGCGGCCATGTCAGAGAGACTAACTAGAGGGTCGGGCTCCACGCGCTCAACGATAGCGCCGGTGGCCTGCACGTTCTCAACGGCGCTCACGACTGCGTCCTCTAGGGAAGCCGCCTCACGCGCAAAGTCCACAAGGATGTGCCCTTTTTGGTAAGACACAGCGGCGTCTTCGCAACCCGCGTCGTAAAACCGCCCCTCGAAGTCTTCCGAGTGGGGGTCCAGGCCGGTTGAAATGATCGTAAATTCAAACGTTTTCATCTTCGGCCTCCTCGTCAATGTGGGGGCACCGCTCCACAATACGCTTGATCTGCCGAGCGGATAATGATCTCGGCTTGTAGAGCGAGAAACATTTGGCTTGGGAGCAGCTTCTGGTCATTCCTGGCCTGGATGATGGCATCCAAAACCTCGATGAGCGTACCCGCTTCGTAGCCGTGGGCTGGATCCCCATTCAGAGGTTTGAAAACAATAGGGTTTTCGATCTTTTCACGCAGTTCTGGCGTGATTGCGGATCCGATGCCCTTGCCGGAAATCGTCTTGAGAAACGCGTTACCCCCCGTCAGACTTCAGGGTCAGCGCACGGGCCATGCCTCGTTTGTGAAAGAGGCGCCGACCGTCCTCCAAGACATAACAATCCAGCTTCACATCACCGATGGGCAACTCGCCTTGGTGCGTTGCCTCCGGCAGGGCGTCGGGATCCACGACGGGCGCCGCCTTGTTCCAGCGCGCCAAGGCCCCCTGACGGGCGATCTCCTTGCGCTGCTCGCGCGATAGGGACTGAGAGCGGGCTTGGCCGCCAAGGCTCTGGGGGGAATCGTCTGCCACGAGAATCATCTCCATGCTTGCTGCGCACGAAGAGAACATATGCTTGCTAAGGCAGCAAGCATAATCTCGCATTGTTCTCCCGCCTATGCTTGCTGGTCGCCCCAGCGTTTGGCGGCGGCCTTCTTGGCGATCTCCGACCGCTGCTCCGGCGTGAGGGCTGCGGCGCGAGCGGCACCACCCTTCTTCCCGCCTTCGCGGTGGTGGGCTTTGCTGTCGTCGGCGGTGTCCTCAACCTCGCCCGTCGCGATCCTGCCGACCAGCACGGCCAGCCCTACAGCGTCGGCAGGGCGCTTCTGTCCTTGGGGGCCTTTAGGCATCATTCAACCTCGCTTCGCTAGGTCAGCACGCAGGGCGGCAACCTCCTTCAGAAGAAGCTGCATAAGCGAAACTTGCGCAGCGTCATGGTAGAAGGCCGCGAGATCAAATCGATCGCTGCCGTACGAGAGAGCTGCCTTTTCGATGCAACGCTCAATGTAATCGTGGGTACTGCGATCATCGTCCATGCGCCGTTATACCCGCGACCTGGCCTAGGCGGAATGCTTGTCAACGCGGGCCTGATTTCAAACTGAGACACCACCGAGACGGGGATATAGGAGGGTTGCCCCACACACGGCATGAAGCCGAATTTCGTCCCCGTCTCGCGTCCCTCGCGGGAGATGCGTGGCACCTGCCTACAGGCTTAGCAGATGAATGCTGCGGAGTAACTTACCCGAAAACCCGGGAGTAGTCGGGGTCCGGCGGTAAACCGACGGGGATGGTGCGCTACTCCGCAGCGCTACCTTTCTTTACACATAAAGGGCGACGTGTAAAGAAACACAGCCTTTCCTTAACACGTCAGAACAGCCCGAAGCGCTTCTTCCGCTTCGGATTCGTCTCGTCGATGATCTCCACGAGCCGCTTGCGGACGCTGTTGCACTCCGAGATCGCAGCGTCCTGCCTCAGCGCGAACGATGCCAGATCGCCGACGCTGATGATCCCGGTAGGGTTAGGTCGGCTGCAGTCAGCGCGAAAGCTCTGAGGTACGTTCGTCTTGGGGGGAACCTGCTGCACCGTTCCGCAGGCCGACAAGCAGAGCATCGAGAACAGCAGCGGGGACAGGATCATCCGCGCCCGGGGCGCGTTCGACGGTCTGGATGGCACGGTCGGCCCTTTCTCGGATGACGATCGTCTCGGTGTGATGGGTATCGGCGGCCTTGGCGACGACCTCACTGGTAGCCGCCTGCGCCGTGGCGTTCTCCGCCTTCTGCTCAGCGTTCTTGCGGCGGCCGAACGGGTCGAAGTTCCACAGCACGATCCCGATGACGAGGATGAGGACCAGTGCAGCAGCACCGCCGAGTGCCAGACGCAGAGGTGTCATCGGAACAACCCTATTGCGCGACGCATTGGGGTGTGGGAAACTGGGGCATGGGAAATCTTCGCGTCAAAGACCACATAGTCCTTTTCGATGATGCCGACGAGGTGATTATCGAAGCGTACCAATGGCATCTCCACATTTCGGGCACCAATAAATACGCCCGTGGGTATCTTCGCGGAAGTGGAGGTAAAAAACAGATTTACATGCATCGTTTGCTCGCAAAACCCGCGCTCGGTGAAGAAGTTGATCACCGCAACGGTTCAGGTTTGGATAACCGTAGGGAAAATTTACGGTGCTGCAATCGTAGTCAGAACAACGCCAACCGAAAATTCATTGCGTCTTCCACCGGGGTCAAAGGCGTACATTTCGAATCATACACTGGAAAATGGCGCGCCGAAATTCAACTAAATGGGAAGCGATATCGACTTGGGCGTTTTGAAACGCAAGACGCGGCAGCAGAAGCGTACCGCACGGCTGCGTTAAAATTGTTCGGGGAATTTACATCCCATCACGCTAGTTGAAAGTGAGGACTGTCTGATTCACCTTTTTCCCCGGGGCGACCGTTCCGATTCCAATCTTTGCCCCATGTGATCTGCACACCGAGTTCTTCGGCCGCGTCGTGCATCGCCTTGGCGATCT